GAACGGCTTCCCGTCCTGATCGACGAGCGGCGACTGCTGGAGATGGAAGTCGGAATCCTCGACGAAGGAGTGAGCGACCTGATAGACGTCGACGCCGGTACGCCGAACCGACGCGCCTCGATATAGAACCGTCCCGATGCCGAATCCTCGAAAGATCGAGGAGTTCCGGCAGAACCGGAAGTCGCGGTATCGGTCGAGGTCTGGCTCGTTCACCGTTTCGGTGATCGTGAATTCTTGAATGTTCCGCTGGACGGAGATCGGCACTCCGGCCTTGTCGATCGGGACTCCTGCGACTTCGTCCTCGTCCGTCGTCGGAGTTCCCTCCGTAGGGTACGAGATGCCGGGACCGCGACGGTACGCCGTCACGAACTCGGCACGGATCTCCGCCGACTCTTCGACGTAGGTCACCTCATTAGGCAGAACCTCCGGAGGACCGATCTCGATCGTCGGATCCGTCGCGATCTCCGGACTCCCCGCGCTCGTCTGCTCGTACGTCCACTCGAATCGCCATAGGTCCGTATGACCGGAGACGAGCGAGGCGTTGAAGTCGCGAGCGACGAGACCGGGGAAGTCGGGATGCCGCTCGAACTTCCTCGGTAGTCCAAGCGTGCCGATGACGGCGTAGAGGTCCGCCGGATTCGAGACGCCGGAGACGTGGAAGAGTCGACGAGCGGATCCTCGACCTCCAGAGGTCGAGAGCGATCGGGACTCCATGAACTCGGTGACGGTCGCGGTCATACCAGCCCGGCTCCTATTCCTGCGGTGTTCCGAACGATCTCCGCGAGAAGTTCCTTCGACGCAGTCGAGATCTTCGTGAGCAGTTTCGCCTCGTTGAGTTGAGCCGAAACGCCCGCCGTGAACGAGCCGCCCGCCGTCGAGAACGTAGCGGTCGCCCGCGATACGTTCTTCTGTGCTTCGGCTCTCGCCTTCGCGACTTCCTGTTCCGCCTGCTCGATCTTCTTCGCGATCGCGAGCCGCTCTTCGTCACGCTTCAGTCGAGCCTCGTCCTTCTTCTTCTGCTCCTCCGCGAGTTCGAGCATGAACTGATGGTGCGACTCCGCCTCCGCATCGAGTTCAGCCTGACGCTTCGCGGCGAACTCCGCCTCCTTCGCGAGATCCGCTTCCGCCTGAGTCGCCTTGACCTGCTTCAGTTTCTGCTCGACGATCTTCCTCTGGAGATGGAGCGTCTCTTCTGCCGCTTCGATCGCTCGACGTCGGTCCTCGTTGATCTGCTTCTCTCGCTTCCTCTGCTCCTCGAACGTCAGGTCGTCCGCTTCCAGAGCCTCGTGTCGAGCCATTCTCTCTTCGTCGATCGCGAGGAGTTTCGCTCGGTGCGTCGCTTCGAGCCTCTGCATCTCTCGGTCGAAGTTGAACTCGGCGATCGTTGCTTCGTCCGTTCCGAGAAGCCGCTGGAGTTCGGCGAACGACGAGATCCGGTCTCCGAGAATTCCGACCGTGACGTCGAGGCTCTTCGCTTCTTCCCGTAGTTCCGCGAGTTTCGCTCTCGCCTTGAACGCACTCTCGGAGGCGTATTCGAGAGCCGTACCGAACTCGGTCATCGACGTAATCAGAGGACCGATCACGGGGATCGACATTAGAGCCGCCGCCATCGACTCGGTATCTCCCGCGAACGCGCGAGCGGAAGCCGCTCCAATCTTGAACGCACCCTCGGCAAGAAAGAGACCGGCGGCGACCTTCGCGATCTTGTCGATCAGAGGAGTGAACGCGCCTTCCGAGACCTCGTTCGTCGCCTCTTCCATCTTCTCCGAGGATCGCTCGACCGCTTTCTGTGCGTCCTTCATCCCTCTTTCGAGGTCGTCGATCCTCGCGGTGAGTTCGAGTTCGAGTTCAAAGTCCGCCATGAATGCGCCTCATAGATTCCTCAACGTGCGAGCGGTGATCCGTCGTCCCGCTCCCGGCGGGACTCTCCCTCTTCATCATCCGAACGATCTCATCCAGATACCCGTTGAACTCGTCGATCGGAAGACGCATCGGGTTCCCTACTCCCGGAAGGTACTTCGCGATCCACGCCGCCTCCGCTATCCAGTCACGCTCGCCGCCGGATCCTTTCCCTCGGCACTCCCTTCGGTCGACTCTCCGAGTTCGACGCCGATACAAGCGAGCGCGAGACGAGAGATCTCGTCCGGAGCGATCGAGCCGAACCGATCCGGGAAATCTCCTCCCATCGCCTCCGCGATGATCTCGACCGCTCCCTCCGTAGAGAATGCCGCTCGAACGATCCCGCTCGACAGACCGCTCTCCTTCCGATGCTCGCGAAGCCGTTCGAGTCGCTCGCCGGGTTCGACGCCTGCGTCCGTCAAGTCGGCGACGAGATCGAGGCGATCCCGCTCGAATCGTCGGGTAGCGATGTCGATGATCTGCTGGACTCGGAGCCGAGGGACGAGCGTCGTCTCGCCTCCGACCGTGATCGGGATCGGGTTCATCCGGTGCTTCCTTTCTGGATCATGCCGAACCCGGCGACCTTCGCCGTCGGCTCGACTCTCTCGGCTTGCGTCTCCTTCAGAACGGACGCGTCGAAGATCTTCGCGTGCCTCATCGCTCGATCGACCGCCGTCGACTCGTCGATCCTTCCGGGAGAGACGCGAACGACCTTCTCCGTCCCGTCGAGGAAGACGAAGCGAACCCGCCAGTCCTTCGACGACGGTCGCAGGATTCCCTGCGAGATCAGATCCTCCTTCCCTCGGATCATGGCGACTCATCCCACGCCGTGGTCGGACCGGCGGAGTCGTTCATCTCGAAGTTGAACGTCACCGTCGAGTCGCCGTCGTTCGTCACGCCGAAGGCGTACGAGGAGAAGACCGCCGCGAAGTTGATCGTGCATCCGGTCGCGACCGTCAGCGTGATCTCGCCGCCCGCTCGGTCGTCGAGCGTCGTCCCGGCTGCGGCGTGCTTGATCGGCGAGAAGCCGTTGTCGGTTCCGGAGTCGGATCCGTCCCAGTAGGTCGGCATTCCTCCAGCGGATCCGGTGACGTCGATCACGCTGGACGCGCGTCGATTGTGAACGCTCGCGCCGTACCCGGTAGTCACCGAGGTCGTTCGCGTCATCGTCGCCGACCACGTGTTCAGCGTCGCGTTGAACCCGGACGGTAGGGAGACGGCACCGTCAGAACCGATTGCGTAACTGGGCATGGATCAGACCTCGTACCAAGTGAAGACGGGAGCCGCCGTCGAGGCGACCTCGAAGTTGAACGTCACGGTCGCGTCGCCGTCCTGCGTCGAAGCGAACGCGACGGAACCGAAGACCGCGTCGAACGCGATCGAGCAGTCGGCGGTCCCTCCGACATCGTTCCAGCCGAGAACGATGTTCCCGCCTGCGGCACTTCCGTCGATGCCGACCGCGCTCGTCGTCGCCGCGTTGTATTCGGGAACGCCTCCGGCGGATCCGGTGATGTCGACGACTGCGGACGCGACGCGACTCGCACCGGAATCTCCGAAGCCGGTCACGACCGAAGTCGTCCGCGAGATCGTCGCCGACCAAGTGTTCAGTTGGGCCTTGTATCCGGTCGGCATCGTGACCGATCCGTCCGATCCGATCGCTGTAGTCGTTCCCATAGTTCGTCCCGTTAGGCTGTGAGATGCGCGACCATCTCGAAGGTCGTATCGGTTCGGAACGCCTCGCCGTCGAGTTCCGGAACGCCTCGCGTCACGTTCCGAATATACCCTCGATCGTGGTTCGTCACCGTCACGCCGGTCTGATCCAGCAAGTCGAAGACGAGTTCCTCGACGTCTACTATCGAATCGGCTCCCGACTCCGACTTCGTGAAGACCGAGACCGTGAATCCGGCGGTCTGCTTGACGATGCCGCCGAAGAACCTCTCGGTGTTCACGCTGTCGACCGAGTAGACGACGAGCGGAAGCGTCGTCCTCGCCGGAGCCTCGATCGCGTAGATCCGATCGGATACCGCCGTGCGAAGAGGATTCGTCCCGCTTCCCGCGTCGTAGGTCAGGCGTGCGTATATTGCTTTCATCAGATCGACGCTCATCGCTTCACCGCTTTCTGCTGGATCGTCGATCGGATCTTCTTGGCCGAAGCCGCGAGTCGCTGGTCGATGAACTTCCGCAACTGCGGCGAGCGAACGGTCGGTCCGAGGTACGGACGAGCCGCGAGGTTCCTCGGTCGATATCCGAACTCAAGCGCGCGAGCATATTTCACGTTCGAGCCGAG